AAAATAATACCTGACGTTTAAGAATAAACTTAATAACTTTGCTAAGGCTCTGCCAAAGTGATATCTAGGACTTCTCTACTGATACTTGAAAGAGAATGATCTGAATGCCCCCCGATAGTATCCTCTCTATGCTTCTTGCGTATACAGCGCGGGGGGTTATTGATATCACTTTGGTATCCTTAGTGTAAGTATTAAAAACTATACTTTTGTATTGGTTGGTTATAAATAAGAAATTAAATGTTTTCAATAAGTTATTATAGTATTCTTTTAAATATATGAAAATAATTATAAAAAATTTCAATTGAAAAACATTCCAGAAAGAAGGACTGAACAAAATGGCTAATCCGAATCCGACTAAGCCTCAAATGGGTGGTCGGCGTGAAGGCGCTGGTCGTCCTAAAGGGTCTAAGAATATTAACTCTATGGCGTCTGTTAGAAAGCTTGAAGAGCTTCAATTTGATCCTATTGAAATGATGGTTAAGAAATATAACTACATTGAAGAGCAGTTAGCTCATCATCATAGCGGTAAAACACCTTTAGGTGGTGGTGCATATGCTCAACTAGTAGCTACTCAAGGCACTCTCATTAATAACTTAATGATGTACGGCTATAAGAAAATCCCTGACAAGATCGAGCAAGAGGTTACTGAAAAGAAACCTATCTCTATATTACTCACTAATAATAAGGAAAAAGACGATGAGTGATTCAGACGCTTGGCATCTCTCTAAGAGTGTGCCTGTAACATTTATTTTAGCCATCTTATTTCAAACAATAGCTCTTGTATGGTATGTATCTAGCTTAGATAATGCTATACAGAATAATACTAGAGACTTAATGCGCCAAGAGGTTCGCTTAGAAGCTTTAGAAGATATAGTTCAGACTCAAGCTTTAACTATGGTACGTATGGATGAGAATATAAAGGCCATCAGAGATATGATGGAACAAGATAGACAGAAAAGTATACAAGGTAGATAAAAGATATATCCCTGATAGCACTAATAACAGCTAGGGGAATACTATGATAGATCCAATTACTGCTATTGCTGGAGCCTCGGCTGCGTTTAACGCTATCAAAAAAGGCATCAGTATAGGTAGAGACTTACAAGACATGGGAGGTCAACTCTCTCAGTGGGCAGGTGCTATGGCTGACATAGACTTTGCTCAGAAACAAACAGATAATCCACCTTGGTATAAAGCTTTAGGAGGTGGTACGGAAGCACAAGCTATGCAGTTATTTGCTGCACAAAAGAAAAAAGAAGCAATGCGTAAAGAGTTAAAAGACTTTATTTGTGTTGCCTATGGCCCATCACATTGGGAAGAGCTTCTAGGTATTGAAGCAGAGATTCGTAAAAAGAAAAAGGACCATGAGTTTCGTAAGATGGAACTCAAACAGTCTATAATTGAGTGGAGTGCTGGAATATTTTTATTAATATTCTTGCTAGGCTGTCTCACAGGCTTTGTATGGTTAACAACATTAAATTAGAGAATAGTTATGGAAATTAATTTACATGAAGGACAGTCTGATGTTATCAGAGATCTGTTCGTAGATAAGTCTTGCAGATATGCAGTAGTTAATGCTAGTCGTGGCTTTGGTAAGTCTTACTTAGCAGCAACAGCAGCTATCGTAGCAGTACAAGAGTTAATGGAATTAGACGAGTCAGTACCTAATAAGAACGTAGCACTAATAGCACCTACTTACTCTCAGGCAGTAGATATTTACTATCCACTAATAGCTTGGCAATTAGGCATGGAAGACTTTGCTGATAAGGCATCTAAGGCAGCTGGAACGTTTTGGTTTCCTAATAACGTACTACTTAAGCTTTGGTCTTATGAGGCATCACAGCGTATGCGTGGTACGGGTCAATACTTTGTAGTAGCCGATGAGGTTACTTCATGGAAAGGTGCAGGTATGAATCTCAAGGAGTCTTGGGAGTCTATTATACAACCTTGTGTGAGTACTCGTTGGTCTCCTCAGAACGCTAAAAAGTTTGGAGCTAATGCTGGTAGAGCGCTTATTATTAGCACTCCCAGAGGCTATGACTACTTTTATGAAATGTATAACAGACAAGATTCTGATGAAGACTGGAAAAATTATCATTACACATATCACGACTCTCCATTCCTCGATGATGAGGAAATCGAAAGAGTAAAACTAACCCTTGATCCTTTAAAGTTTGCCAGAGAGTATACTGCAAGCTTCGAAGACTCTGGTACTAATGTATTCTATACATTTAACCGCAAGGATCATATAGACAAAACACTTCCTTCATTCCAAGACGAAGAGGATGTTCATGTAGCTATCGACTTTAACGTTGGTATTATGGCATCAGTTATCTTCGCAATTAGGGGTAGTCAAATACACATCTTAGATGAGATGCAAGGACATCCCGATACTGAAACCCTAGCAAGGGCGCTTACGGAAAAGTATAATGGTCATCGTATTATTAGCTATCCGGATCCTTCTGGGAGGGCGAGAAAAACTTCAGCTGCTGTCGGTGTTACCGATTTCAAGATCCTAGAGACAAACAAGATCGTCACCAGAGCACATAGCAAAGCTCCACCGATTGTAGACTCAGTAGCAGCTGTAAATAAAAAGTTTAAGAACGCCAATGGTGATATTGACATGCTTATACACCCTAAGTGTGTTAATACAATAAGGTCTCTAGAGCGTACACAGTGGGTAGAGTCTAACCCAGATAGTGCTACGATTGACAAAAAGGAAGGTATTGAACACTGGACAGATGCCCTGCGTTATGCAGTAGAATATCTGTACCCAATTAGAGCAGGAACTAAAGTCGTTAAGCGCGGGTTTAGTTTTTAACAAAGGAATAAATAAATGGCAGAAAAATATTATAGACCATCCCAAAAAGCATATAACAAAATACTAGGAAAAATTGCGGCATACAGAGCCTCTCGTAGACCTGACGCTAGGGAGGGTGGCATTAAAGATGCAGGGGAATTTATTTACGAAAGTAGTCGTGAAAAAGCTGTTCGTAAGATAGGATCTACTGTAACTCAAACTGCACGAGAGGGTGCGGTTCGTAAAATAGGTTCTACTGTAACTCAAACTAATCGTGAAAAGGCTGTTCGCAAGGCAGGTTCAACAGTACGCCAAACTAGTCGTGAAAAGGCTGTTCGCAAGACAGGTTCGACGGTACGTCAAACTGGTCGTGAAAAAGGTATTCGTAAAGCAGCTACATCTATTAAAGAAAGTGGTCGTGAAAGAGCTACTCGTCAAACTAACAGATTTAAAGGTGAAAGTGGTCGTGAAAAAGCTAACCGTAAATTTGGCCAAAGCGGAAGTAAAACACCAAGCAGATTAGTTAAAAGTTTTCGTAGAGCAAAAAATTCGGAAACAGGTCGTAAGGTTAAAGCCGCTGTAAAAGATAATGTTGGGTTTGGTTCAAAGTTTTCTAGAGCTAAAACTATTGCTAGTGGTAAAGTTTTTATGGCTAAAAAGAATGTAAAAGCTACTGCAAAGAGTGCTCCTGGAAATGCTAAAAAATGGGGGAGTGCTGCTCAAAAAGCTGCATTAGAAAAAGCCAGAAAAGCTTCAGCTGCAGCTAGAAGAAAAGGGAATGACCTTTCAAATAGTCGTCTTGGTCGGCGTTTAGGTCTTAATAAACGTAGAGTTACCGATAGATAAAGGAAATTATTATGGCAAGTTCATATACAAGTGCTTTACGCAAAAAATTAAGAGAAGAAAGAAGCATAAGACTACAAGCTATAAAATCACGAGTATCAACAAATCGCATAGCAGCTAAGATGTTTAAAGGTAAGTCTGTAAGTTCATATGCATCTAAATTTGGCATTACGAATTATCCTAAAAGCATAGGCAAGCTTAAAGGACTACATGGTGCAATTCAAGCAGATCCTCGAATGGGGCCATACATTCGTGAAGATAGACTTAAAGGTCGTCCTATGACTGGAAAACAAAAAGCAGCTTTACGCAAGGCTCAATTAGCTTCTGCAAAAGCTCGTAGACAACGATCAACAGGAAGGAAATAATTATGCCATCAGGTAAAGGTACTTACGGAACTAAACGCGGTCGTCCACCTAAAAAAGGCGGCAAGAAGAAATAAAATGGGCAGATCAAATCCACGCTTATGGGAAAGCGCAAAGAAAACAGCAGTGTCTCGTATGGGTGGGCATTCTGCTAGAGCAATGCAACTTGCCGCTAAGATCTATAAAGAAAGAGGCGGCAAGTACACAGGCTCAAAAACTAAAGCCCAAAAGTCTATGACTAAATGGACTAAGCAAGATTGGGGAACAAAGAGTGGGAAGAATAGCATTAGTGGTAAAAACGCTACTGGTGAGCGTTATCTTCCTAAAGCAGAGCGCAACAAGCTTACCAAAGCTCAGTATGCCGCCACCACTCGAAAAAAGCGAGCTGATCTTGCAAAGGGAAAGAAAGTTTCCCAACAACCGAAAAAGATTAAAAAGAAATTAAATAAAAAGAAATAGCTTTTAATGCCCATCTGAGGATCGGTAGAAAGGAAACTACACATGCCGCGTTCAAATATAACATCTAAGTCAAAAGACTTAATAACGGATGACGGTGCTATACTTGCATCTGTTGTAAAAGGTGAACAAACAAGATTAAATATTACTGTAGGTTGGCTTACTAACTTATCAGGCTACACCATTACTGCTAAAGTAGTAGAGGGTAATAACACTCAAGGAACTGGAGCTACACCCACTGATGTTGACTCTAGTAATCCTGTTATTACTACTTTAACTATTCTTGATAGTACTCCTACAGATAATCAATTTGAAATTGTTATTCCACATACTCTTATCGATACATGGGGAACTTACCCTATTCCTGATAAACCTGTCTATGGTTTTATAGGTCTTGAAATTAAAGACACGGGTGTAGGAACAGCACAACAAATTTGGAAACCTATGCGTGGCCTTGTAGAAGTACGCTACTCTCCTACGGAGGCAAGCTAAATGTCTTATGCTATTACAATTAATGGAAACAACTATGCTTTAACAAGCACATCACAAGATGTTAACCTTACCCTGTCTAGAACAGGTGGTCAAGGCGCTAAAGGTGATTCTATCACAAATGCCTCTATTGATAGTAATGGAGACTTTCACGTAATAATAAGTAACTCAGCAGGACAACAAGTACAAGATGTAAATCTTGGTGGTGCTAATTTAATTGCATCTATTACTGCTTTAAAGGTCGCTACAGAAACAGCAGCAGATACTGTTGATGATGTGTTTTTAGGCTCTAAGTCTTCAGCACCTAGCCTCGATAATGATGGTAATGCTCTTCAAAACGGAGCTATGTACTTTGATACTACAACCTCTGCTTTAGGTGTATACAACGTAAATACTTGGCAATATCCTATTGCATTAGCAACTACATCGGCTACTGCAGCGGCTAACAGTGCTACCGCAGCAGCTACTTCGGCTACAGCAGCAGCTACCTCTGCGACAGCAGCTAACACTTCTAAGGTCGCAGCTGAAACAGCAGAGACTAACGCTGAAACAGCAGAAACTAATGCAGCCACGAGTGCTACTAATGCTTCAGCGAGTGCTTCAACAGCTACTACGAAAGCAGCTAATGCAGCTACTAGCGAAACCAATGCGGCTACTTCAGAAACTAATGCAGGGAATAGCGCTACTGCAGCTGCTGCATCTGCTACGTCTGCTTCTAGTTCTGATACTAGCGCCACAGCTAGTAAAACTGCTGCAGCCACCTCAGAAACTAATTCTGCTAATAGTGCAGCTAGTGCAGGATCTTCAGCTACTGCAGCGGCTAACTCAGCTACTACAGCGGGGAATCATTCTTCTAATGCAGCAGCAAATGCTATAAGTGCAGCTAGTAGTGCGACTTCAGCTACTGCTTCAGCTGCAAGTGCTCTTAACTATAAGACTGATACAGCAACAGACAGAGCAGCAGTAGAGTTATTATTTGATAACTTTGATGATAAGTTCTTAGGCACTAAAGCATCAGATCCAACTCTAGATAATGATGGTAATGCTTTAGTAGAAGGTGCTATGTACTACAACAGTACAAATAATGCTATTAAGTTTTATAATGGAACAGCATGGGAATCCCCTGAAGCAGCAGCCTCTAATAGTGCTACAGCAGCAGCTACTAGTGCCACTAGTGCCGCCACTTCAGCGGCCTCTTCTTTAACGTCAGCTAATAATTCTGCGGGTAGTGCATCAACTGCTAGCACTTTAGCAAATAATGCAGCGACAAGTGCCACAGCAGCTTCTAATAGTGCTACAGCAGCAGCTACATCTGCAACTAGTGCTGCTACATCCGCTACTAACTCAGCCACTTCAGAAACTAATGCAGGGAACTCAGCTACAGCAGCTGCTTCAAGCGCAAGCAGTGCTTCGACTAGTGCTACTAATTCTGCTACATCAGCTACTAACGCAGGTAATAGCGCAACCGCTGCTGCTACATCAGCAACTAATGCTGCTACCTCTGCTAGTGGAGCATCTACTTCAGCTACTAATGCGGCTACTTCTGCAAGCGGTGCCTCAACTTCTGCTACTAATGCAGCTACGTCTGCTACAGCAGCACAAACAGCGCAAGCAGCAACCGAATTAGCTTTTGATAATTTTGACGATAAGTTTTTAGGAACCAAAAGTTCTGATCCAAGTGTTGATAATGACGGTAATGCCTTAGTAGAAGGTGCTATGTATTATAATAGCACTGACAATGTAATTAAATTTTATAGTGGTTCAGCATGGCAAGCGCCTTCTGTAACAGCAACTAACGCTGCTACTTCGGCTACTACTAGTGCTACGAGCGCGTCTACTTCTGCAACTAATGCTGGAAACTCAGCTACTGCAGCAGCTACAAGTGCTACTAATGCTTCTAATTCTGCTACTGCTGCTAATACTTCAAAGGTCGCTGCTGAGACCGCTAAAACTGCTGCGGAGACTGCTGAAACTAATGCAGAAACAGCAGAGACAAATGCTGCTAGTAGTGCTACTGCGGCTGCAAGTTCAGCAACTGGTGCTGCATCAAGTGCGACTTCCGCTCAGACTGCTCAAACAGCAGCTGAAGCTGCTTTAGACAGTTTTGATGATCGATACTTAGGAAGTAAATCTTCTGATCCTTCAGTTGACAACGACGGTAATGCTCTTATAACAGGTGCATTGTATTTTAACTCAACTGATAGTTCGCTTAAAGTTTATGATGGATCAAATTGGGGAGCTACAGCAGCTACAACAGAAGCTATTCAAGATGTTGTAGGTGGGTTACTTACAGCTGGAACTGGAATTACTTTAAACTATAATGATGCGGGTAACTCTCTTACAATTTCAGGAAGTGCTCAATACGCCAATAGTAATGTAGATTCTCATTTAAATACTTCTACAGCTTCAAGCGGAGAATATTTGTCTTGGAATGGTAGTGATTATGATTGGGCAAGTGTTCCTGCAGGATATGCTAATAGTGATGTAGATACACATCTTAATCAATCCTCGGCAGGTAATAATCAAATTTTAGCTTGGAATGGTAGTGATTATGCATGGGTAGATGATAGTGATACTGTTTATAGTGCCGCTACTACTTCTGCAGCAGGATTAATGTCTGCAGCGGATAAAACTAAAATTAATGGAATTGAAGCCTCTGCAACTGCAGATCAAACTGCAGCTGAAATACGTACTCTTGTAGAATCGGCTACAGATAGTAATGTATTTACTGACAGTGATCATACTAAATTAAATAACATAGAAGCCTCTGCTGATGTAACAGATACTACTAATGTTACTGCCGCTGGTGCCTTAATGGATAGCGAAGTTACTAACCTATCACAAGTTAAAGCATTTGATAGCTCCGACTATGCTACAGCCGCACAGGGTACTACTGCTAACGCAGCATTGCCAAAAGCTGGTGGCACTATGACTGGCAATTTAATTCTTAATGCTAATCCTAGTGTTAATTTAGGTGCAGCAACAAAACAGTATGTTGACACTTCTGTGTCTAGCCTTGTTGACTCAGCACCTTCTACTTTAGATACTCTTAACGAGTTAGCAGCAGCTTTAAATGATGACGCTAACTTTAGCACTACTGTTACTGATTCAATTGCTACTAAATTACCTTTAGCTGGCGGTACTATGACTGGCAACCTAAGCATTAGCACAGGCTCATCATCACTCCCTGCAATAAATCTAAGCCACAGTAATGCAAATGCCGATAACTTTCAAATAACAGCAGGTACACCCGGAGTTGCCAATAGCGGTTTTACGATAAGGGACGTAGATGCTTCTGCAAATAGATTAGTCATCGACAGCAGCGGTAACTTGTTGGTGGGTAAGACTTCAGCAGATACTTACAATAATACAAATGGTATTGAGTTACAGGCTAGTGGTTTATTAACGGCAACAAGAACTGGCATTGCACAAATACTTAATCGTGAAGATAGTGACGGCGACATTGCAGTGTTCCGCAAAGATGGCACCACTGTGGGGAGTATTGGGACTGACAGCAACGGTGACTTTGTTATAGACGGTAGTGCTAATCATTCAGGATTGCGCTTTAAAGACAATACCATTGTTCCTAAACAAAATGGCTCTGATGCAGACAATGCGATAGACTTAGGTAAATCCGATAAGCGTTGGAAAGACCTTCACTTGTCTGGTACTGCTAATGTTGGTGGTATTGTTAAATCAACAGCAAATACTGTTACTGCCTCTACTTCGGCTACTACTATTGATATGACTGCATCTAACTTTCATGTAGTTACTATGCAAGCAGATACTACATTTACTTTATCAAATTTAGCTAATGCAGTTACAAGTTCAGGTACTATTGTATTAAAACAAGATTCTACGGGAGGTAGAGACTTTACCTTACCGTCTTCTTGCAAAACACCAGTCGGAGGTGCTACTATTACACAGTATACAGGTGCTAATTCAACATCAGTATTATCGTATATGGTAGTAAGTTCAACAGAAGTCCTAGTAAACTATATAGGAAACTTCGCATAATAGGAGATTCTTATGAGCAACAACTTTGGATTTATGGACGGGATAAAGGAGTGGAGCACATCAGTCTCCACTTCTAAATCTACGACTACTACATTTAATACTAGTAGAAGTACAACAACTACATTTAATACTAGTAGAGCTACAACTGCGTCTACAACAACAACATTCAATACGAGTCAAGCTACAACTACTACGTTTGCGACAAGTAATAGTACAACTACAACTTTCCAAACTAGTCATAGTACTGAGCATAGTACTACTACTACTTTTGCAACTAGTCGTGCAACAACTACGACTTATAATACTAGTCATAGTACGACTACAACGTTTAATACAAACACTACTAGAAGTACTACTACTACGTATAATACAAATACAAGTACGACTACAACGTTTAATACAAACACTACTAGAAGTACAACAACAACGTATAATACAAATACTAGTACTACTACTACTTTTGCTACTAGTAGAGCTACAACTACGACTTATACGACTTATTATAATACTAGTCATAGCACGACTACAACGTTTGCTACGAGTCACAGTACAACGACAACTTTTAATACTACTAAAAGTACCACTACGACTTATACAACAGTGTATTCTACAAGTAAAAGTACTACAACAGTGTATTCTACAAGTCACAGCACAACTACGACTTTTACCACTAGTCATACTACAAGCCATAGTACAACTACAACTTTTAATACATCTCGTGGTACTACAACTACGTTTAGTACAAGTAGATCTACTACTACGACTTTTACTACTACTTTCTCAACTAGCCGTACTACAGCTACAACTTATGCAACTAGTCATAGTACAACTACTACATATAATACTAGTCATAGTACGACTACTACTTATAATACTACTAAGGGTACAACTACAACTTTCCAAACTAGTCATACTACGAGTCATAGTACAACTACGACTTTTAGTACAAGTAATAGTACAACAACGACTTATGCAACTAGCAAAAGTACAACTACAACATATTCAACAAGCAAAAGTACGACTACGACTTATAGTACCAGTCGATCAACAAGCACAAGTCATAGTACAACTACGACCTTTAACACTACTCGATCGACCAGTACAAGTAAAAGTACTACAACAACGTTTAATACAAGTTTTCAAAACTACGTTGCTACTAACTATATGAATGTAAATTATGTTGTAAATACTAGTGCAAGCACAAGTAGAAGCACTACGACTACGTTTAATACGACTACTACATTTAGTACAAGTAAAAGCACTACAACAACGTATAATACGACTACAAGTTATAATACTAGCCATAGCACTACAACAAGCTATAACACTAGCCATAGTACTACAACAACATTTAATACTAGCCATAGTACAACTACAACGTTTAATACGACTCGTAGTACAACAACAGAGTATACTACGTATTATAATACGTCTATGGCTACTATTACAACCTTTTCAACTAGTAGAACTACAGCAACGGTTTATACTACAAGTCATACAACTACGACAACTTATAACACGGCTAAAATTACAACTACTACGTATAACACTAGTAGAAACACTTCTCTTTTGACAACTACTACGTTTAATACTAGTAGAACTACATCAACTGTGTTCTCTACTAGTCGTTCAACTACGACAACTTATACAACGTATTATAATACTACTAGGAGTACTACTACTACTTATAATACCAGTAAGTCAACTACAACGGCATATCTGACTGCACATACAACTAGTCACAGTACTACTACTACGTTTGCCACTAGTAGAGCTACAACTACAACTTATAATACTACCCAAAGTACAACTACAACATATCAAACTAGTCATACAACAAGCCATAGTACTACAACAACATTTAATACTACTAAAAGTACAACAACAACGTATGCAACTAGTCATAGTACTACAACAACTTTTGCAACAAGCACTAGTAGGAGCACTACAACTACTTATGCTACAAGTCATAGTACTACTACTACTTTTGCAACAAGCACTAGTAGAAGTACGACTACAACGTATGCAACTAGTCATAGTACAACTACAACGTTTAACACAACTCGTAGTACTATTACAACTTATACAACGTATTATAATACTACTAGGAGTACTACTACTACTTTTAATACAACAAGGTCAACAACGACAACTTTTTCAACAAGCAAAAGTACTATTACTACTTTTACTACTACATTTAGTACTAGTAGTACGTTTACAACCACATTTAGCACAAGTAGAAGCACCACAACTACGTTTAATACGCTTAGGGTGACTTCATTTTACAGTTAGGATAATATCATGGAAATGTTTAATAAAGCCTCTATTAAAGAGCGTATTGGCGATATGCGTAAATCAAAAACTCTTTTGCACTTAAAAGAATGTGAAAAACATTTTTTTAAACTTAAAAAGAAACATAAGATTGAGTCTGCATACGATGTAGTTGCAAATGAACTTCCTTATTTCAAAACTATACAATACACTGAATGGGCGCATTGCTTTTCCATGAATCCGCTTCAACAAATGCTTCGTTGTAAACAACTAGAAGAAGCACACGAAGATGACTGTGAAATAAAAACAGATTTTATGTCTTACTTTGTAGAAAAAGCTACTAACGGTACTTCTAATAAATATGATCATATTAAGGATCATGATCTTGAGCCTAAAGATCATTTAATTATACCGTTAGGTTCTAATAAAATTAAAGAAACTATTTGTGCAAATAAATTGTGTTATTTAAGAGATAAGTGGGAGGGTGATATCTGGTTTAAACCACATCCTCTTACCACTTACGCTATTGTTGGTGAATTAAAAGACATGCTTGGGGATATAGTATTAGATCGAGATATTAATATGTATAAGTTACTACTTGGTTGTGAAGTAGCACACTTATCACATATGACAGAAAGTGCAGTTTATGCTGTAGCTTTAGGTAAGGAAGTAGATCCTATTGATGTTTATAACAGAGTACATGAAGGTTCTTTTTACCATATAAACAGAAATTTATTTAATAATAGTGATCCTTATAATTGGATGCAAAAGGCTTTAAATAGCCCTAAATCGGGAATTGTAAACCCTGAACTACAAGAAAACTGGCAAAAACAAATGGAAATGTATTTTGAGTATATTCTAGACAAACGAGAAGAATATAAATACGATTATGTTTCTACAACTAGAGGATATGATTATCGATGACATCTATTACAACAAGAGCGGATAAAGGCAGTGCATTAACACATACAGAAATGGATAATAACTCTTTAGCAGTATTTAAAGAAAATCCTACTACGGTAGCGTCTAGTTATACTATTAGGAATAATCATAATGCAATGTCTGCAGGGCCAATTACAATTAACAGCGGTGTTACAGTTACAGTTGGATCTGGTGAAACATGGACGGTGGTATAAATGAGTACGCTTAACGTAAATGATATACAGGAATCAACTACTAACGGTGGAAAAGTATTTTTCAACAGATGTTGGGTAGATTACGCACCTCAATCAAATGGCATAAATGGAAGTGGTGCTCTATCTAGTATAGCAGACCATGCTACTGGAAATCAGACTTTTAATTTTTCTAATGCTAATTCAACTGCTTATTATGCTTACGGTGGTTGTGGTTACGATGATAGCCTTGGCAATTCAGATGATGGGATAACCACCGCTGGTTATTTAACTAAAACTTCAACATCCATTAGAATGATAAGCGGTTATAGAAACACTGAATATGACTATGATGGCTTTAGCTACTTTTTTGGGATAAATTAATCATGACAGAATATACAAAATATCGTGTTGTCTTTGACGATCCAGATAACCTTGACGAAACTACTAAGGTTTTAATTCCTGCAAAAGAGTGGCTAGATGAAGCTATGGCGGGTAAACTACCTCCTATTTGGGTTTATTGGCAACTTCAAGATGACGAAAACAAAGCAAGAGAAGAAGGTCGAATAGAAAGCTTTAGCCATGATCCAGAAAAACACGAATTACAATGGAAAGCGCCTCGAATTGGACCATTAACGGAAGAAGAAGCTATGGAGTATCTTGTAATGAAAGATTTGCCTCGCAAGTGCTGGGCAGAAGAACACAACCGCCCAATGTTTAGGATTGTTCGTACAGAGGAAGTGCCAAGCGACAGGCAGTTTCGTAATGCTTGGGAGATGGTGGAATGAGTACGATTAAGGTTGATAACCTACAAACTACAGGTGGTGCTCCTCTTCATTCTGCTAGGGCTTGGGTAAACTTCAATGGCACAGGAACTGTATCCATTCGTGATAATAGCAATGTTAGTAGTATTACTGACAACGGCACAGGAACATATACGTCAAACTTCTCAGTGGCAATACCAAGTAGCAATTACAGTTATGCTGTATCAGCGGTGTGGAATAGCACTGCATCTTCTCAAATGCACGCTGGAAGACGCAACAATTCGGTAATGACAACTACCGCATTTTATCACGAATCCAGCAATAATCTTGGTTCAGCTTTTACTCCTTCAGATTCGCCAGAGTTTGTATCTACTGTTTTTTATTAAGGAAATTAAATGTTATGACAAAATACCGCATCATCTTAGAAGACCCTGACAACTTTCACGGAGTAACACAATGACACAAACATTCATTAAGATTGGCGCTACAGAATATGACGCCGCAGATTACACAACCCCAGCAGAGCGTACTTTTCGTGAAAGTTGGGAAGCTAATACAGACACAGGTATAATTTCTGTAAATATGGAAAAAGCTAAAGACATTTGGCGAAATAAAATTCGTATGGCTAGAACTGAACCTTTAGCTTCTTTAGATACAGCTTACATGAAAGCTTTAGAAACTAGTGCAGATACATCAAGTATTGTTGCTCAAAAACAAGCTTTACGTGATGCTCCTGGTTTATCAACTATAGAAAACGCTACAACTCCTAACGAATTAAAAGCTATTCAACCAATTCCTAATGTAACGGTGGAATAAAATGACTAGCACAATCCGTGGAAACGATAACTTTGATAGCGGTGTTGCACCAGAAGATACTGTAAAGGCTTGGGTTCACACTTACACTTATAGTACTCAGACAATCAAAGATAGCAAAAATGTAAGTAGTGTTACGGATATAGGAACTGGAAATGTAAGAGCAAATTTTAGTAACAATATGACTAATATTTATTTTGCTTCAGCAGGGAGCGCCGGATATGCAAGCAATCCATATCGGTATATAGGCTTTTATTCACATGCTTCATCAGCTTATATGAGCGCTGTATGTCTTTATGATGCACAATCAAATTATGATGTAGATATGCATTGTATGATTGCGTTTGATAGCTAATTGACTTGAAATTAAGGAAATAAAAATTTGAGCAAAAGAAAATCTCGTTATGCTACTAAAAATAATATACACAGGATAGGATTCCATGTCATACCAAAGAATGAAAAGCAAGATAAACTCATTCGCTCTATTAAAGTCTATCCTATTACTGTTGCTATTGGTTGCGCTGGAACCGGAAAAACCTACTGCAGTACAGGAACGGTCGCACATCTTTACCAAAAAGGCGGTTATGAGAAAATTGTAATTACTCGTGCTAACGTATCTACAGGTAAAAGCTTAGGTCATTTTCCTGGAACTATTCAAGAAAAAATGACACCTTGGCTCTTGCCTATTCTAGAAGTGTTTGAACGGGCTTTCTGTAAAGAAAAATATAAATACATGATTAATAAGGGTGAAATTGAAATTCAACCTATTGAAACAATACGAGGACGTTCTTTTGAGAACTCTTTAGTACTCGTAGACGAAGCTCAAAATCTTTCGATTGATGAACTTAAAGCAATTAGTACTCGTCTAGGGGAAAATTCTAAGTTAGTGCTTATGGGAGATCCAGCACAATCCGATGTGCGCAAAGGTCAAGACTTATTAAAGTTTTGTGCTTTAATTAAAAAGAATTACATACCACTACCTGTAATTAAGTTTACAGTAGATGATATTGTTCGTAGTGATATTGTAGCAGATCTAGTAAGAATGTTTATTAAAGAAAAGTTATAAAAGAGACACAGAGAGTAGCATTAAGGCTTGTGTATAGGGGTAATTATCTAATAAGCTTTATCGTTGCTCTCTGCAGCACTCTGTAGCAGAGAGATAGTAAGATGTATTATACAGACGAAGAAATGTTAACAGCCTTGCAACGGGCTACTGATACTATAAATCAGTTAACTAATGCTTGCAAAGAATATACAAGAGGTGTAAATGATTGTTTCGCTTTATTTGCTGAGTACGACTTAGAACTTAGAGGAACAAGTAAGGCTAGAGGCTTATTTACTGCCCGTTGGAAGTCATCAAGAGAATGGCTTCATCAACTATTAAAGAGTGGATATACTCTAAAAACTTATGCCGAATATTGTGGCTATGAATACATCCCTAGTAGAAGACCCAAGCTAGGTGATATTGCTTTTGAAAAAGGGTCGGCAATGATTGCGGGGGATGGCTTTTGGCATCTTACTCGTGAAGACAATTTAGGTGTACGTGAAGATAGACAAGTACTATTCTTAGAAAGACACTTAGAATTAGCTAGACCAAGGAAATAAAAAAATGGCAAAAACTTATTTTTATCAAGGTGCTGAAATACTTGCGCCCATTACAATATCGTCAAATGAACCCTACTTTGACATGACAACAGTCTCATTAAAGACTCAAAGAGCTTCTCAAGACCATCAACGGTGGGAATTAAGCTTTAATGCTTTATCAAATGAAGATAAAGCGGCAGAATTATTTTTAAGTACTATAGTTAACTTTGATACATCTGATACTATGATTATGCCTCAATTAATTAAGGAAGGAAATACAAATACTCTTTCTAGTACTAATGTAGGTTCCACAGCAGCGGCAGGTGTTTCTTCAATATCAATTAATAATAGTTCTTCTCAAGAAGGCATATTACCAAAAGGTAGCTTTATTAAATTTGCTAATCACTCAAAGGTATATATTACTACTAATGAGCTTACTCTTACCGGAACTACAACTAGTAGAACTTTAAATATTTATCCTAATTTAGTTTCTGCTGTTCCTAATGGTACTAACCTATTAACAGGTGATAGCTGTGTTATAAGTTATTTTAAAAGCATTGATAATCAAATGGGAATTACTTATACGGACGGTATTCTTTCTAACATTGGTACAATTAATTTAATTGAGGCGTTATAATGAGAGAGTTTAGTTCAGCAGTTCAAACTGCAATTAATGCGGAGCGATTTAAGTATTTCTTTTTAATTGAATTAGAATTTAAATATTATAAAACGCCTACTACATGGTCTAGTAGTACAAATTATATTACCGGAGACATAGTAGTACTTAATGAAGTAAAATACATTGCAACTTCAAATAATAGTAATAGTACACCTAGTGGAAGTTCTTCAAATTGGAGTACTAATATAAACTATACAACAGATGGTTATTCAACAACTAATTATTACTTTACAAGCTATAATAGGAATATTACTTGGGATAGTAATACTTATATAGCCGATGGTGGATTATTTGAATTTGAAGCTCCTAATTTTTCTTCTGTTTTAGACAGAGAAGCCTATAAAATAGTTATTACTGATATTTCAGATCAATTTGCTGCTCATTTTAAAGCGGGTGTTATTGGTGCGCCTATAAGAGTTAAAGTGGGAATTATTAACCCTGCTAATGATCAACCTTTAATTGCTACAGAAGATATAATTAATTTGTATTCAGGCTTTGTTGATGGACCTTCTATCGAAAATAACTGGGATACTAAATTAGCTGTAATTGAAGGAACTTCGCCAATGGCAGATTTAGATCAAGTTAATGTAAAAATGGTTTCTAAAGATGGCATGGATCAATTAGATGCCTCAGATACATCTTTTGATAGTCTTTACGAAGACAGTGAGATTAATCTTAAGTGGGGGAAAGTATAATGGGATTAGATCCATTTACATTACAAATGATACAAATGGCTTTAACTGCTGCTTCCATGGCGTATCAACAAAAACAAACAGAAAAAATGAAAAAGAAAATGGATGCAGCAGCTGATGCCCGAAAAGGGCAAAAGTTTACTGTATCTGGAACTTCTGCACCATTGCCTATTGTTTATGGAAAACAAAGAATAGGAGGGATTCATTGTAGCTATAAAGTAAACTCAAGTTATCCTTCTGTTACTGAAAATGCTGATCAAGTATTAGCTACTGATTTTGGTAGTGGACAACAACTAGGTTCTAAAAACGAATTTCTTGCCGTTCAAACAGCCTTATGCCATGGTGGTATTGAAGGTATAAAACATATTTTAGTTAATGATGTTGATTATCGCGGCTATACTAAAGAAATGAAAGAAAACAAATCTTCTTTTAATCATAGATTTTTAATACACACAGATGGTGGAACAGCAGACGCTTCTGCAACTGGTTTTGGATTTCCTTCTACAAATAAATTTACTGGCTGTGCTTACGTTAATAACTTTTTTAAATTAAATAGAGAAGAACCTCAATACAGCGGCATTCCCTCTATGGGTTATATTGTTAAAGGAAGAAAAGTACGAGCTATTACTCGTAGTGGCTCAAGTCCTAATTACACTTATTCTTTAAGTTCAAGTTATACTTATTCTAATAACCCTGCTTTGTGTTTGTTAGACTATTTATTAAATAGTAATTTTGGAAGAGGATTAGCTGCTACTGATGTAGACTTAGAATCTTTTTATAATGCAGCAGATATTTGTGAGACTCCTGTTTTAACAGGCGCTACTATTGGCGGGGAAGTTAATGATGTAAAGCCTATATTTTCTTATACATCTTTATCTGATTTTCCTAGTACAAACATTGAACCTTATATGGCTGGTTATTTGTATTATGATGAAACTGCTGATACATTATACACTCAAACTCAGTCAGGTTCGGGTGAAAATATAACAGCAGCTTATACATTAACTACTGCACCTGCTACAGCTACTATTCCTCTTTATGAGTGTAATATTACTTTAAGCACCGAAGAAACTATTCGAAATAATATTGAGCGTATTCTTAATACAATGGGATTGTCTGATCTTGTTTGGACTCCTCAAGGTAAGTATAAGCTTATTTTATCTTATCCTCAAACACAGGCTCAGCAAGATACTTTAGTTACTCAAACTTTTAATGAAGATAATATAGTACGTGATTCTGTTAAATTAGCATTTCCAAAAGCTCAAGAAAGATTTAATCAAATAACAGTTAGCTTTGATAATGAGTTTGAAAATTTTAAAGATGATACTTTTACTTGGCCTCCTACAAACAGTTCTATACACCAAACTTATTTAACAGAAGATAATAATCAACCGCTAACAACTTCTTTGCAAGGTGATGGAGTTACTAGTAAATATCATGCACAAGCATTAGCAGAACAACAAGTAAGAAAATCTAGAGCGCTTTATATATTAAATTTTAGTGTTAATAAAGAAGGACTTACAGTAGAACCTGGAGATCTTATTAAAGTTAATATACCTACAATGAGTATAAGTAACGAGGCATATCGAGTAGAATCTATAAAAGTTCTTAATGATTTTTCAGTAGAAATTTCTGCTTATAAATTTGACTTTAGTGTATTAGCTTGGAATGTTCCTAATGATTTAGACTACATTGTTAAACCAGACTTTGATTTTGTAGTAGCTCCTCCTACTAGCCTAGCTTATAATAGTACGGCTAATATATCAGGTACTTCTTCAGGTAAACTTACTTGGACTGCAGCAAATGATGCTTCAGTAATTGAGTATATAATAGAAGTTAGAACCGCAACCGGAACAGATAGTAATGGTGATACTACTTATAGTAATTATAGAAGTATAGGTACTAGCACAACTACAGAGTTTGATCTTATAGGTTTTAAAACAGGAACATATCAATTCTCTGTAAGATCTAAGAATATTACAGGGTTAAGATCTGAAAGAGTACATATTACTCAAGGTCTTAATCTTATTACAGTTGGCAAAGTAGAACCTATTTATGCTGATACTGCAACTCAAGCTAGTAACAATCAAAGTTTAACGGTTGGAAATAATCAATTTGTTGCTTTCTTTATTAACAACGGAGAAGATTTAACTTCTAATGATTTACCTATTAGAGCTTCAACGCAAACATTAGAGTTTAAAAAATTCGTAGGTGAAGATGGAGTAGATGGCACAGGATCTAATGCTAAAGTTGTTAACTTAACATCTAGTAATTACTCTATAATTTACAATACTAGTGGCGCTACCCCCTCACCTTCTTCTATAACTTTAACAGCTAATGCTCAAAATTTTAATTCGACTAGATTTAAGTTTACAGGAGGCGGTACTGCTTTTACAGATGAAACAAGCTATAAAACAGGAAATACTGCAACCTTTACATTGCCTAGTAATATTTCTGCTAATACTACCTTTACTTTTAATGTTTCTACTGTAGAAGCTGCAGACACTTCTACCGAAGTAGCTAATGATTCAATAACTTTACTTGCTATAAAAACAGCTACAGATGGCACTAACGGTACAAACGGCGCTGATGGTAGTGATGGTAGTGATGGTAATAACGGTAATGATGGTAGTGATGGTGCTGATGGTAATGATGGTGCTGATGCTGCAAATATTGTTAATATTGTAATGTCTAATGAAGCGCATGTTCTTCCAGCTAGTAGTGCAGGTGTAGTAAGTAGTCATACTGGCTCTGGAACTTTATTTGAATTATTTAGAGGTTCTACTCAACTAACTCCGACCACAGGAACAGTAGGACAAAATCAATTTAAAGTTACTGTAGCTAATAATGCAAACATAACCGAAGGCGCTGGTTCTGTTAGTAGTAACCAATTTGTATTTGCTGATCATTCAAATATGTCATCTAGTGTTGATGTTATTGTATTACCATATACTATTACAGTTAGAAATGAGGTTAATAACGGTAACGAAACTTACGTTAAAAGTCAATCTTTAAGCAAGTCTAAAGCAGGTGCTGATGGAAATCCAGGAGCTTCAGGCACTAATGCTAAGACTGTTAATCTTACTTCTGATGATTATTCGTTAATTTATGATGCTAGTGGAAATATTTCAACTAGCCCTGCAACTACAGCAACGCTAACAGCTTCTTCTCAAGGGTTTACTAATCCTGAATTTTCATTTAAAAAGAATGGAACGGGAGCTACTACATTTGCAAGCGGAAATACTCTTGGACTTTCAACAGCAAATACTGGAACAAATAGTATAGCCAGTACTATAAGTGTTAATACTAAAAATACATATTTAGTTGAAGTTAAAGAAAGTGGAGGTAGTGTTGAAGCTACAGACTCTATAGATATAGTATCTCTTAAAACAGCTTCCAACGGTACAAATGGAACTAACGGTACAAATGGAACTAATGGTACTAACGGTGAAGATGCAGACAACATAGTTACAATTATTATGACTAACGAGGCTCATGTTTTTGCTGCAAATAACGCAGGAACAGTTACTAGCTTTGCAGGTTCAGGCACTGGAATTGAAATATTTAGAGGTGCTACAGCACTAACTGCAACTACCAAAACTGCACAACAAGCTTTAGGAGCAAATGAATTTAAAGTATCTGCTAATGCTACAAATATGACGTTAGCAACAAGTAGTTCACCTAGTGCCTCTGGTAATACAGTAACCTTTGCAGATCACACAGCAATGAGTGCAGACCAAGGATCAATAACTTATACTATTACAGTTAGAAACGAAGCTAATGACGGTGATGAGACTTATACTAAAACTCAATCTTTTAGTAAATCTAAGCAAGGTAATGTTGGCGCTACTGGAACGGCAGCTAAAACAGTAAATCTAGTGGCTGATGACTACTCTGTTATATACAATACTAGCGGTGCAAGTCCATCTCCAACTTCTGTAGGTCTTACAGCTAGTGCTCAAAACTTTAATAATCCTAAATTTATTTTTAAAAAGGATGGTAGTAATGCTAGTAATATATCTTCTACTAGTACTTTAAGTTTATCTACAAATGGAAGCGGAATAAATTTACCTAATACGATAAGTTCAACTACAAAAAGTACTTATCTTGTTGAAGTGTATGAATCAGCAGATACTAATACTGTAGTTGCAACTGACTCTATAGATATTATACAATTAAGAACAGCATCAAATGGCGCAACTGGAGCTGCTGCAGATAACATAGTTAATATTATTATGTCTAACGAAGCTCATGTATTCCCTGCTGAAAATACTGGAACAAATAATATTGTATATACAGGATCAGGAACTAGTTTTGAACTGTTTAGAGGCAGTACAGCACTCACTGCTACAACAGGCACAGTTGATGCTGCAAATGAGTTTAAAGTAACTTCAAGTGTTACGGGAATAACAGTAGGATCATCTTCTACAAGCAATAATACATTTACATTTGGAGATCATTCTTCATGGACATCTTCTAGTGATTCATTAGTTATAACTTATACTATAACAATTAGAAATGAAGCAAATAATGGTAATGAAACTTATACTAAAGTTCAATCATTAAGCCTTTCAAGAGTAGGTACTCAAGGTGCTCAAGGTGCTCAAGGCATCCCTACAACCATACAAAGTGATAACTGGACTTTTGGCACAGACACATCTCCTGACGCTAGTAGTACGGGTGAAGCAGTATTCTTGTTTTACGAAGCAACATTCGACACCTATTATGCCCAAACGGGTGGTGCTTGGTCTTCCAATCTTACCCACATCAGAATGTATAAAAACTCAAATGCTGGTACAGATTATCTAAATGACCTAACGGCTCGTCCAGTAGGTAGCCTTCTAACCTTCTCGCAAGGTGATAGCTGGCTAATAGCTAAGATTACTTCAACACCCACTGAAGCATTTGGTATGATTGAGTTTGAAGTTTCTGTTGAGGAATATGGTGGAGAAATCAATTTAGGTTCATATGCGGTTGGCTGGAACCCCAAGGGGGCAGATGGCGAACAAGGTGCAGATGGAACTATTGTTACTATAAATGGTGCAGAAATATTTATTGATACTAATCCAAAAAATAATAACGATGCGGATTATATAAAGTCTAGTGTGTATACCGGAGTAGACAAATCTAGCTCTTGGGGTGGTCCTGCTGTTCCTTACAAAGTATTTACTGATCCTAATATAACAATTACAGGTACTTATACTGTTGTTCCTGAAAGCACAAGCAATGCTAACGACCCCAGTGGCGCAGGAATGTACTTAAGAAAGTCAGGTGGGTCATATTATGATAGAGTTCCTCAAAATGGAAGCTGGGCAGATGCAGAGGCGCTTTTAATACAAAGAACTGATGTTAATGGAACTAATTACGCAACTCAACTTGATGCATTAGTTGCGGGAGATTTTATTTTAGTAGAAATTAGTAGTAGTAATTTTGGTCTTTACTATATTGATTCTGTTAATACTACCCCAGCGCCTGTATTTTTAAATGTAACACTAGTACAAAGTCAAGGTACATTTGCAATTGCTAACAATAGCAACCTTACTATTACTACTCATGTTCGCAACTATACAGTTAACAATGCTAATTTAACTGATGCATTTTTACAGGCTAACTCGCAATTAGGTGCAATGTCAAATATACCTGTTAGATCAGCAGTATGGGCAAAATTTCAACAGACTAATGCAAATGGAGTCGATAACTCTAATAATTATAGTTATAGGTCTTGGGATGCTGCTAATTCAACTTGGTCTAATCATTCAGCAGAAATTGGAGGAATTGATACTCCTCTTTTTGCTCATGATTTAATAAGCGAAGAAGCTTTTCTTACTAAGGTAAATGCTGTTAAAATTAATGTTGACAGATTACAAATAAATAATTCTGTTGCGTTAGAAGATGGGGGTGCATGGAGGGTAAATAAAGGTACTCCTGACGATGATGCTATTAATGGTATTTTCGTTGGAAACCCTCAAACTAATTCTAATGGAGTTAATCATGACTTTGCAATTGTATCTACTGGTGGTGCAGGTTCAAGCAATACTCATGGAGTTAAATTTACAGAGTCAGAAACAAAGCTTATAAATCCTGATATTTACCTTGGTACTACAAATACTTCTTTTCAAAATAGTCACGAAAATACAGGAACTAGTGTTTTAAATGTTAGTGCAGCAGGAATAGGTAGTTATAACTCTAGCACAGGTATTGGTAGTAAATCTATAACTTTATCAATAGTTGGTTCAGGCGGTGGCGGTGCTGCAGCTGACAGTCAACAAACAGGTGCAGCTTCAGGTGGTTCTAGCTCTTACACAATCTATAATAACGGATCCGCAATATTTACTAACACTGTATCAAGCGGTGCTGCAGGTACAGGTTTTGGAGCTGCTAAAACAGATGGAGATGCTGGTGAAAATTCTCAATTTGGTATAGGTGGTTCTGGAGGTGGTAATTATGGCGCAGGTGGAACTGGTTCTAAAGGTGCTGGAGGCGGTGGCGGCGGTGGTCGAGATGCTTCTGCTTGGACTAGTTCTCGAAAAGGTGGCGGAGGCGGTAACGCAGGTCAATCTGGTGTTTTTACTCATGATTTAACATCTTATGCTGGTCCTTTTACAATATCATTTAGTTTAGCTGCAGGAGGCGCTGGAGGTACTGGGAGCCGTGGTAACGGTGGACGCGGAGGTGGTGGCTATGCCACTTATTCCGTTGAAACTGATACACTTAAAAAGATGGATTTAAAGCCATTTGGTGTAAAAGCATTTGTTAATTTTAATGGTAGTGGTAGTAATAGTTCAACCGCTACAATAAGAGATTCTGGTAATATTGCGAGTGTTTACAAAATAGTAAACGGAATTTTTGTAGTTACTTTTTCAAATGCAATGCCAAATTCTAATTATGGTGTAACTTATGGCGCAGGGTCTTCAACTGCTGTCAGTGCTGGTAATGGTACAACTTGTGACTTATATTCAAAAACTTCAACAGGTTTTTCAGTCGCTGTAACTGACCCGACCGACAACAATTTAGTTAGCCCTCATACTATAATGTTTACTATAGTTGGATCAGATTAAAAAAAAAAAGGAAAAATAAATGACAATAGCAATGGAACGAATTTTACAGTGGCAAATTATGCCTCGTTTAATGATGTTAGCTGTTACAGTTTTAACGTATCAATCTGTACATTGGTATATGTCG